ACAGCAGGTGCGTTAAGCGTTGGAGAAGTCATCAGTGATCTGATTCCAGATGCTGACGTTACTCGTGACTTAGGTAGTCCTACAAAACAATGGCATTCGGTATATGTTGGTCCAGGATCACTATACATCAATGGACAGAAAGTTTTAGAAGAAGATTCAGGAACCATTGTCGTTGGTGCTGACGAGAACCAGAACATCAGTTTGACCACGACAGGAACGGGTGACATTGAATTCAACCCTGGTGGTAGTATTGAGCTTAAAGGTAATGTGGTATTGGCCGCTGGTAAAACACTGTCACAGGCAGGCGGATCAGCGACTGAATTCAGTGCCGGTGTGAAATCAGACTCAGTGACATCAAGAACGGCAGACACAAATCTAACACTGTCAGGTGCGGGAACAGGTGTAGTCAATGTCAATGATGATCTAACTGTTAGTCAAAATTTAACAGTAACAGGTAACCTAACGATCAATGGTGCCACAACAACTGTAAGCTCAACGAACACAACAATAGAAGACGCACTGATATTATTAGTAGACGGACAGTCAGGAGCACCAACCAAAGACGCAGGTCTTGTCATTGACAGGGGATCATCCACGAACGTTGCTTGGATATGGGACGAGTCAGCAGATCAATTCGTTGCCATAACCACATCTGATGATGCTACCACAGCAGGCGACGTGACGATAACAGACTACACGGACATACGTGTGGGCTCAGCGACCATAGATGACACACTGACAGCAACGGGCAACGTTACGGGAGGTAACTTGATCACAGGTGCCCAGGTGGTTGCTACTGGTAACGTAACAGGTGGTAACTTAGTCACGTCAGCGGATGTGACAACAGCAACAGTTACAGCAACAGGTAACGTGTCAGGCGGCAACATACTATCAAGTGGGGCCATACACACGGGAGATAACGGTGTCGTGAGATTCTACGACAGTGACGGCTCAAACTATGTTGAGTTTAGGGCACAGTCAACAGTGGCTTCAAATTTACAGTTCAAGTGGCCAGCACAGGACGGAACGTCAGGACAGGTCATACAGACGGACGGTGCGGGAACACTATCATTCGCAACAGCAAGTGGTGGCGGAGGAGCATCAGGATTCCAGTCATCAACCATAACCACGCACCCAGCGGCTGGTGGAGATGAGGATCTGGCCACGGGAGTCAACGATGACACCGCAGAGACGCCCTTTGAGTCAGGTGCCCAGGACGCATTTGGAGTTTCATTGGGAACTGTGTATGATCAGATGGAGCCAATTGGGTCAACAACAACCATTGATCTTGGTGACTCAGAAGCCTATGTGGGTGCTTAACACAAGATAAATAACGAAAAGAATACAGAGGAAATAGGAAATGCCTACCACGCTACAATTTAGAAGAGGAACGACAGCACAGAACAATGCGTTTACAGGTTCTGCTGGTGAAATATCTTACGATACAGATAGAGACGAACTTAGAGTCCATGATGGAACCACAGCAGGCGGACATGCCGCATCAGGATATGTATGGTATGCTGACGTTCTCAACGGACAAAGTGATGGAGTGGGTAATCTAGGTAACTCAACTGTAGGTTTTAATACACTACACGCTAAGGCAACCTCGGCACAGTATGCTGACTTGGCCGAACGCTATGCCACAGATGACATGTATGAAGCAGGCACTGTTGTAGTCATTGGAGGTCCAAAAGAAGCAACTGCTTGTTCAACTGTTGCTGACCATAAAGTGTTAGGTATTGTTTCTACAGATCCTGCCTACAAAATGAATCAAGGCACAGAAGGTCAAGATATTGCTCTTACAGGGCGTGTTCCGTGTAAGGTAGTTGGTCCAATCGCACGAGGTGATCTATTAGTAACATCATCAACCAATGGACACGCACAAGCATGGGATCCACAAAACTTTGTTCCAGGTTCTGTTGTTGGTAAAGCTCTAGAAGCAAAAACTGATGACGGAGTAGGTGTAATCGAAGTAGCAGTAGGCAAGGTGTAAGATGGATGAGCGTTACCGCTCAGACTACGAGGGCGAGTTCGTCGTAACTAACAGTCGCATAGTCAACGGCAAGAAGGTCCAGGACCGAGAGTGGGTCCAAAATCCAATTGAAAATCAACACATATCAGGACGTGCTGTTGCGATAGCAGACGGGCCATCCAGATCCAAGTTCAATATCAAACGATTACAGAACCATCGAGGTGGCCTCCTAGGCAAACTTAGACTACAGACATACGGAGCAGGCCGTATCTGTGACGAGATCACATGTAATTTCTACATAACAAAAGATATAGAAAAACTACAAAAGTTAGTGGACACTAAGTATGTGATCAACACAGTGGTATATTCTTCGGCTGGCAAGTTATTGAGATTTCCCGGTGAGCTGTATCTCATACCCTATGGCATGTTACTGAGCGATTGGGCTACTGCTGTTTGGTTACCCGCATTTGACGGACACAGTGAGATCTTCATGATAGGCTATGACTTTGAAGAGGGCAAGAACGCCCAATTAGCTAATGAGATATATGAGATCATGCAGACATACACTAAGACTAAGTTTGTAAGAGTATCTTCTCTAGTGAGACACAGGACATCCACAGATACTCCCACTAAGTGGAAGGACTGCAGAAACTTTTCAGAGATGACATACGAGCAGTGGATCAGCCACTGTGATGTCTAAATGATTCTTCAACTACCTTAACCTTACTTTTGACTTCCTCGATGTTCATTGTGGACCATAGACCAGGATGTAAGGGTTTGGGTATCTCATTGTTATTGATCCACGCATAACCCAGGTGTTCGTTGTTTAATAGTGGTGTGAACTCAGTGGGTACCACTGCGAAGAATGTGTGGTATACGAAGCGTCCGTCATTTGACGTGAACTGTTCTATAGGAATGACACGCTCTGCGATGGGAAATGTTCCTATCTCCTCAGAACACTCTCGCTTCATAGCATCCAGCAAGCTCTCTCCTTCCTCAACTTTGCCTCCTGGTAGCCCCCATGTTCCCGGATGTTTGGGATCGTTACGTAATAGATATAGATATCGCTGGGTTGATCTAGAATAAAACCAGACGCCTACAGCGTTCAAAGGACTAGACTCCAATCTCCACCTCTGTATAATCCCTGATAACTTCTTACCCACTCGGTTCCGGTCCATTTATATTGTATGCCCGTCGTAGTGTTGGTAACGAAATCAGTAATATTAGTTGATTGATCTGGTGTCTGATTTGATGCGTCCCAGACCACATTCCATACTCCGCCGTCGTATTCTATGATATCATTTTTGTCAGCAACTAAGTTACCCCATGCTACAGCGTTTTCATCATCGCTAGCATTGCCTATAGCATCTGTTAATAGATAGCGTTGTCCTCTAGACGCTGTCGCTAACCCTACGCCAGGCCCGCTGGATAACGGATCTATAACCGCTGTTAACGCCGATAGCGTGTTAGTGGGAATAGTGTCAGAGTCTAAACTGAACAATAGGAACCTGTCATCGCTCGGATGTAGGGCAACAGTGCCCACTATCTCTGTATCAGTGTGTTCTGATGTCAATCTGATCTGACTGATGCCATCACGTAGAGCACCATAGTTGTCAATAAAACCTTGCCATTTTACCGGATCAGTGGCACTGATCTCTGCTGGTGCTGTCAGCGTATCTCTTGAGGGATCTACCTGTTCCTGTTTCAATAACTGTAATTGATTGCCTATTAATATAACCTGATATCCAAAAGGGGTAATCTTTTGTCTAGTACCCATTAGTATATCATCATCTACAATAGCATCCGCGGCATTACCATCGGTATCGTATATAGATGCTATTATTTTATGAATAACACCAAGTTTCTTAACTTTAGCAGGCATAGTGATCCAAAACGGTATGCTAAATGTTAGTGTAGCCATGTCAATAGTATCGTCTGTCCCTATTGGTACAGTTCTAGAACTCCAGTTAACTCCGGTAAGTTCCACAACACTCAACGATGTCCAATCAATGTAATTATCTGTTGACTGTATCTCTAGGCTTGGGTTAAACATAGGTAATATCTGTTCCAGTATCTGTAACTTCTGTTGGGTATTAGATGCCCAAACGTCTAACTGTATGGTCATATTGTAAGGAACAGGCATCAAACGTTCTATTGTAAATGCGTTGCCTTGTGTTTGCTCGTAAGTCTGTGTGTCTTCGTCCCATGACCTCTGTTTAAGTGTCTTACGATCAACAAAGTAAGGTTCCTGTACACGATCACGGGCATAGTCTAAAGCCGTTATATGGAACGTCATCATAGGAGCACTAGGCATCTTGCTTCTTGAATTCTGTGCGATGATCTGAGCCGCCTGTCTAGATGCGTCACCGTATCTTACAGGAACACGAACTAGAGTAGCCGCACCTGAGTCATCAACACCATACTCAACCTGATAGTTGGAAAACATCCTCGTAAACTGTATAAGGAAACGTCTTATCTGGTCATCGTAAAAGAAAGGTACTGTCTGTCCTGCCATTAATTATCCTTTGTGGGCTTCAACAAGTCGCTCAATGATTGACTACTTGGTATATTGCCTCTGTCTGTTGTTTGTACTGTTGCTCTATTGCTTTGGAATGATTCTTTCAATGTCTTGTTATCTGTATCGCCTGGTGTTAGTTCTGTTCTCACTCCATCCTCTACCTTGATCCATCTGTTGCCGTCGAATCTAAATAATCTATTAGGGAAGTAATCTAATCTCAAAGCATAATCTCCGGTTCCTGGATTACTAGGAAAACTTACTCCCGGTGTTACTGGTAAACCGTTAGGCGGTAAGTTGTTACCTGTCATGTATCCTACTAGATAACCATCTACCGAAGGTGTACCAGGTTTAACAGGTTCGTCACCCACTGTTGCTGTAACATAAAATGCCGTGTTGTCATATCCACTGCGAGGTACCTCAATTTCTGCCTGCTGTACAATAGCATCGTTGATCTCTTGATCTTTTTTCTTCATCGACACAAAGTCTTCGA